GTAGTGCTTCGGCTGCTATCGCTCAAAAAGGTTTACAGACTAACCTTCTAAATGCAATCAATGCTACTGGTAAATTCCATGCTCAGATGGGTCTTGTAAGAACATCCACTGAGTCATTTACCCATGCCCTTGAAACTAATAAGTTGTCTATGGGGCAATACTTTAAGTATGCTGCTGGATCAACTAAGACATTTGGTAAACTTTTTAAATCAGAATTTGACACAATTGCCAAAGTAGCACAAGAGCGTGTAAAGAAGATGCAAACCCAGTATATTAAAATGGGTAAAGATGCACAAGGCGCAACAAGGGCAATGTCTATTACTCCTCATTCATTAAACATGAAGGATGCAGCAACACAGATAGCAATAGCAGCACAAAAACAAGCAATCTTTAATCAGTTAGTCAGACAAGGTTCAACAAATCTTTTAAACTTTGGTAAAAATACTCAATGGGCTGGCCGTCAGTTAATGGTTGGTTTTTCTGTTCCACTTCTATACCTTGGAACTGTTGCTGGAAAAGTATTTATGGATCTTGAAAAACAGGCTATCAGATTCAAGCGTGTTTATGGAAGTATGTTTACAACATCAGACGAAACAACTAAAGCCCTTGCAGACATTCAACTTCTTGCAAAAGAATTTACAAAGTATGGTGTAGCAGTTGCAGACACTGTTAAAATGGCTGCCGATGCTGCTGCTATGGGTAAGACTGGTGCAGAACTTACAGCACAAGTAGCAGAAGCAACAAGACTTGCAGTGCTTGGCGGAGTTGAACAAGAGCAGGCACTAGAAACAACGATATCTCTGACAAATGCTTTTGGTGTTGCTGCTAAAGATCTAACAAGCAAAATAAACTTCCTTAACGCAGTTGAAAACCAGACAGTAGTATCTATTGAAGATTTAACAATTGCAATTCCAAAGGCTGGACCAGTTATTCAGCAACTTGGTGGAGATGTTGAAGATCTTGCATTCTTCCTAACCGCAATGAAAGAAGGTGGAATTAATGCATCAGAAGGTGCTAACGCACTTAAGTCTGGTCTTGCATCTTTAATTAATCCATCTAAAAAAGCAGAAGGAATACTTGGAGATCTTGGCATTAATATCAGGGGAATTGTTGAAGCCAACAAGGGTGACATCAGAAGCACAGTTATTGGTTTTTCTCAAGCATTAGACACTTTAGATCCACTTAATCGTGCCCGTGCAATTGAACAACTATTTGGAAAGTTTCAGTTTGCACGTCTATCTACACTATTCCAAAACGTAACAAAAGATGGAACTCAAGCATCAAGGGTTTTACAACTTGCTGGGGCATCAGTAGAAGAACTTGCAATTATATCAGAGCGAGAATTAAAGACAGTAGAAAATGCTGTTGGTGTTAATTTTAGAGAATCAATAGAAAAACTAAAACTTACACTTATTCCAATTGGAGAAGCATTCTTAAAAGCACTTACACCAGTTGTCAAAGTTGTTGGAAATGTTCTTGATAAATTTAATAATCTAGGCGATGGTACAAAAAAGTTTATTGTAATTGCAACAGGTCTTGTTGGATTTATTGGACCAGTATTACTTATGACATTTGGTTTGTTGGCTAATGGTCTTGCCAATATTATTAAATTATTTTTAGCACTCCGTGTTGGATTCTTAAAAATGAGTGGAGACTCATCTAACCTTGCAGCAACAACTAATTATTTAACTGCAGAACAACTTGAGGCCACTACAGTTGCTGCATCTCTTAATCAAGCACATACCAGACTTACACAACAGTTTGAATTAGAAACAGGTGCAGTCTCAGCCTTGCGTTCAGCATATGTTGCAGCAACAGTTGCAGCAGCAAAATTTGCTATGGCAAATCCAGGAATGATGGCTGGAAGGGCTGGTAAGGCCGCTGCTGGAGCAAAGCCTGGAGTAAAAAATATTCCATTCTCATATGCCAAGGGAGCAACATATGTTCCAGGTACAGGAAACAAAGATAGCGTAGCATCTATGCTCACTCCTGGAGAAGCAGTCATCCCAGCACCAGTTGCACAAGATCCGCAGTTCCAACCAATTATTGATGCAATGGTTAATGGAAAACTTCAGGGATTTAATGGCGGTACTAAAAAAGTAACTCAATTAGGCAAACAAAAAACAAAGACGTCTAAAAATGATCAGTTTACACATGTTGGAAAATCAGAGGCGAACCTTACATCACAATGGTTAAAAGATAACCCTCAAGCAAGTGACTACACTAAAGCAAGGATTAGATATTTTGAAGGAGTTCAAAAAACTTTAGGCGCAATACCGACTATGGGTTCTTATGGTGGACTAGGATTTTCTTTTGATGGAACATTAAACAATCAACTTGCTAATTCTCATGTTCCAATTAGTGTTTTTGAAAAAGAATGGTTATCTAAAGGTCCAGGAAAATGGAATGCAACAGCAGATGGGTACATTGTAGAAGATCTTCACGGAACAAATAACAAAATAATTGACGATGCAATGCTTAAAAAAATTAAAGAAGAAGCGGCAAAAAATAATGGGAAAGTCACAGACGATATAGTTAAAAAATCTTTTCAAGATTTACCAGCAAGTGTAAAAGCAACTGCAACGTATAAGTCAATGGCTGAACAATTACAACTTAAGGCACAGTATGGACTTAAGGGGATGCCTGGCAGTCCACACCAGGTTGCATCAACATTAGAGGAAGCCGTAAAAAAAGGAAATATTTCTCCCTCCTTGCCTGATGCAATAGAACGTGCTAGAGCCCAGGGTCACGAGATTGTTGGCAAGAACGTTGTAATAATAGACGGAACTGCTAAAACGTATAACGGTAACCCAGTGCCACCAGGTAAATCACTATCTAAAGATCTTTTAGGAAAAGTCGCAGGATTTGAATATCCATTAGGAGTTCATAGTATTGTAAAAAGAGGAAGCGAAAAAAGGGGAATAGTTACAGGATCTATTAATGGCTATGATCCACGTTTTCCAAATGATGTAATAAATTTAGCAAATGGTACAAGAACGGCAAGAGCAGATGTTACAAGAAATTCACAATTAAAGGCCCTTTCATCCGAGTTTGATCAAGTAAAAAAGAAAAGATTAAGTAAAGAATCTTTAGCAGAAATGAAAAGAATTGATGCAGACGTAAAGTCTAGTAGCATGGCAAAGGTTAAGCCTACAGACTTTGGAAAACAAATAGCAAAATCAGCAGGATATAGTTTTCCAGGTGATAGGTCCATTGGTGGAGTATACGAAAAACCAGATGGCACCAGAGTATTCGTTAAACCAATGGTTGATGAAAAATCTGCAAGGGCTGAATTAAATATAAACAAAATTCATAAAGCAATTGGATTAACAGCACCTGAACAAGTTATGAGAACTATGACAGATCCAAATAATAAAAGAAGAAAACTTATTGTTTTAGAATCTGCTTTTGATCCAAGATTTGCAGAAGAAAAAATGACAGGGAAATTTACAAAAAAACAATATTTTAAACAATTAACAGCATCTTTACTTCGTGGAGACAAAGATCTAAAACGAGGAAACCTTTCTGGTAATATTGTGACAGATCCAGGTGCAGCAGGAGTATTTGATAGAGCATCTGGAAGAAGAGATTATTCTGCTAACATAAAATCAATGCTTGGTCAAGCAGAAATTAATCTACTTGGAGCACCAGGAGGTCGTGGACTAAGTAAAGACTTTGCTTTGTCAACTGCAAACATTCCAAAGGGTATGACTGCAGATCAATACCACAGAGCAATGATTGCTGAAATAGAACGAATTACTCCAATAGTAAAAGAAACTCTTAGATCAATACCAATGACAGATCCAAATGAAGCCAAAGCATATAGAGATATGTATAGAAGACTTGTAAAGGGTAAGTATACAGACTGGCGTGGTATTCATAAGATGCATTCTGCAGTAGAGCCAGCATTTGTTACAAATAAAGAATCTCTTCTAGATGAAAAAACTGGAAAAATAGAAAAAATTAAGGGTGAGAAAAAGCCAAAGGGAGCAAAACCTGATACTGGAAAATTGGCAGACAATAAATTTACAAGAATTCCAAGAAAGAAAAGAGTAGTAAAAACACCAGCAAAGAGTATTGGCAAAGTTTTTTTCCCAGGATATGAAAAGGCTCCTGCAGTTGGATCTACAGCCATCCCATTTTCTGACGGGTCAACAACACAATCACAAATTGCAGAAAAGACAAGAGTTGCACAATCTAAACTTGTAGAGTCTATTAACGAGTCAACTGATGAAAACAAAAAGGTAACCAAAGAAACAAAAAACCTTGGACCAAAAATTACAACTATGGCAAACACATTTGGTATGGTGGCAATTGGTGCTTCATTCTTACCTGGAAAAATTGGAGAACTTGCCCACAAGATTCTTCCACTTGCTATTGGTCTTCAAGTTCTTACAATGCTTTTACCAATGTTAAAGACTGGAATCTTAAATATGGTTGCCTCTATGACTCCATGGGGTAGAGCGTTAGCAGCAATTGTTACTGTTCTTGCCGCTGGAACACTTATTCAAAAAATTATAAATGATAATAATATAAAGATTGCCAAAAAACAATCTGATTATATAGACTCTATTTCTGCAACAACAGAGAAAATGAAAAAAATTGCAGCCTTAACAAATACATTTAGCGCATCAGAAGTTATGTCAATCAAAAGACAGAATGCTTCATCAGATAAATTCACAAAAAATTATGATCGTGCAGGGCAACAGTTTGGAACTTCCTTTGCGGCATCTGAAGTTGGAAAAGAAATATTTAAGGGATTCCAAGATGACTTGCTTAAATCTGGAACTGGTCCAGCGGTTAAAAGTTTTGCCCTTCAATTATCTGGTCTTGTTTCAGACGGAGTAATAACTGGAATACAAGCGGGAGATATTGCAAGACAAGTTGCTGTAGATTTCCAAGATATGTCTTTATATCCAAAAATTGTTGGAGACTTAACTTCTATTATTGGACCAGATGGATCAGACATATTAAAGGATCCAATTAGAGTTAGACTTGAGATAGTTAAAGAAAGCCAAGATAATATTAAAAACATTATATCTGGACTTACAGAATCTGCATCTTCTGATGGCATAAGGGGTATATTTAATCCTAAAGGATTCCTCAATAAGATTGGAACAAATAAATCAATTGCCTCTGCAGCAGGTGCTGCCTCTGTTCAAAACCTTGAAATTACACAGGCTCAAATTGATGCAACTAACTATGAGTATGATAAAAAATTACTAAGCCTTAATGTTGATTTAAAAGCAGCAAAAACAGCAAAAGCAAAACTAGATATTCAAAATCAAATTAAAGAAGCAACGGATAAAAATTTAGAAGATAATGCAAAACTTAACAAATCAAATGCAGACAACCTTAAGGTAATGCAAGATGCCTTCAAGTTAACAAAAGGTGATAGTGGTGTCACCGCTGCATTTATGGAAGGTGCTAGACAACAGGCAAGAGCAAAAGTTAAGGGTACACAAAGTGAACCATTCCTTGACCCAATGCTTAAACTAGCAGCAGGAACTGGAAGCAAGTCGTTAGAGTTAAAGATAACAGCACTTGCTGGTTCTGGAACAAACCCATTGCTACTAACAAACCTAATGGGAATCTTTAAGGGGGATAATGAAGGATTAACCAAAAATCTTGATCTTATGGTTACGACACATGGTGCTGGAGAGATTCAAACTTTATTAAGTAACCTAAACATTGAAAAGTTAGATGATAAAACAAAGAAGCAGTTATTTATTGATATTAACTTAGTTAAAGATAAAACACAATTTGATGATTTAAATGCAACCCTTGCAATTCTTAATACTATGCCAAAAGACTTTGACATTAATACATTCCTTAAGGGTGATGCTATTGGTAAGTTAAGAACACTAACTGGTCAATTAAACAAGGTAAATAATATTAAAGACGTTAGCGTTAAAGCAGTTGTTGATTTAATTGCAACAGAAAATGGTAAGGGCGGACCAGGCAAGGCTGGTGCAGATAAAGGATTTATTGCAGCATTAGAAGCAGTTAAAGCAAACTTTGATTGGATTAAGAGCCTACCTGAGAACCAACAGAAGACTGCAATGTTAACAGTCATTACTGCTTTTCAAGAAATAACTCCAGAACAGATAAAGGCAGAAACACAGAAACGATTAAAGGCTGCTGGCGGAGCAATGACTGTTGAGAATTTCTTAAACAGTCCTGCAGGTCAAGCAAAAATAAGAGAAGATCTTGCAATGCAAGCAGCAAAGCCACAGTATGCTCCTGCACAGATTAAGCCAAAGGTTCCAAAGGGTGGGCCAACTGGCGGGGATACAAAAGGAAGTAGAGATACAACTCTAGACGACCTATTGCTTACATTAAAGTTAACAAGAAATGCAAGCATTAACGCAGAGGGCGGACTAAAAGAACTTAAGCGTGTATTTTCTGATGGGTTACTTGAAAAAGGTTTTGTTGGATTAAGCCAGGCACTATTAGACCAATCAGGAAACCTAGACTTTATTAACTTTGTTGGTGGTTTAGATGAGGCTACTAAAAAGGCTTATATTAACACAGAATTTCTTGAAAAGGGAATAATTAAGTTATCAGATGTTGGAGAATTAGCAAAGAAAGGCTACGATGCTGGAGTAGTAGGAGAATATAATTTATCAACAAAAGAAGCAATTACAACAATAGCAGCACAAAGAATAGAGTTTGGCAAACTAACAATTGCAGGATTAGACAATGTTGAAGCAGCAGAAATGCTTACAGATGCTAACTTTGCACTAGCACTAAGCCATACTACAAATACTAAAGATGTTGATGTTTTAATTGCAGCGTATAGAGAATTAAAAAAGGCTCAAAAAGCCTATGCAGATGATCAGTTAACTCCTCTTCAAAAAGCACAAAAGGGGTTTGATGAAGTAGGGCAAAAAGTTAATAAGTTCTTCTCATTAACAAAGCAGGCTATTGAAGGCAAATATGCTAGAAAAATCTTTGATGGCGAGCAATCAGTTCAAGAGGCACAAGATACTGTTAGTGCTATTGAAAAAGAAATTGATGGCATTCAGACAGGAATAAATGCAAAAGAAGCAGACATTCAAAATAAGGTTACAATTCCACTTAGAAAATTTGAAGAGGCCATAACTAAAATTCAAGAAGAAATTTCTACTGAGTTTGATGAACCAATTGCAGTGTTTCAAGAAGAGGCTTCCGACCTATCAAATGATTTAACTTTAATTGACAAGGCTGCGGGTGCAATTAATAAGAAATATGATGCACAGGAAGAAGCATTAAATAAAATCTCTGAACTAAATCAAGATTTAATTGCACAAGAAAAGCAAAGAATATCTCTTGCAGATGCTTTATCACAAGGAGATATTTCTGCAGCAGCACAAATAGCACAAGATATGCGATCTACAGCAGCACAGAAAGCAGCCTCTGGTGCTGGAGACTTATTAAGCGTAGCAAGAGAACAAGAGATTGCAAACCTAAGATCTGCTAGTGGTCAAACTAGACTGGAAATTGAGCAACGCCAATTTGAAATAACTCAAGCAATTTACAATCTTGAAGAGGGTAGGGAAATCCTTGAAGCCAAAATTGCAAAGATTAAAAAAGATAACATTCTTCCTCTTGAAAATCTAAGAAAACAAATTTTACTTGACATTCGTGTTGAAGAAGATAAGATTTATGCAATAACAAATGGAACACTCCTAGCAGCACAGCAAAACCTTAGAACAAAGCAAGATAGTTTAATTGCAATAGAAAATGAAAAGCAGGCAGAATTAGATAAACTTTATTCTTTAGAAATTGAATGGATAAAAGTTCAAGCAGGAATTGCTGGAGCAGAAGCAGAAACAATTGACTTGCAAAGTGAAATTTTAAAAGCAATAGAATATGCTAAACAACTTGCTGCAATATTTGCTAGTATGGGTACGTTTAATAATTTATCATCAAGTGGTGGACCTATTCCAGGTCAGTTAAATGAATATGTAGCACCAGAAAGTACTCCAGCAGACATTGCAGCACTAGACAAATTTATAGCCACAGTTACAGAACTTGATCAAGCACAAGCAGATTATGAAGCAGGACTTCTTACTGGAAATAGCACTATCATTAATGCACTTTTAGCAGATCTTAAAGCAAAACAAAAAGCATATGATGCAACATTGCCAACAGTTGATCCAAATATGCGTGGCGGTGGTGGCGGCGGATTTGATATGATGGCTATGTCTTCTGGTGGAATGGTTCCTAGATACATGGCTGCTGGTGGAATGGTTAAGCCTAAGTATTTTGCGGTAGGTGGAAAAGCAAGAGGAACAGATGTTGTTCCAGCAATGCTTACTCCTGGAGAATTTGTAATGAGCAAATATGCAGTTGATTCATATGGCACCAATAAAATGAAGGCTATGAATAATGGATCATACCAGGGCGAGAAGGTGTATAATTATAATCTAAACGTCAATGTTAAATCTGATGCAAATCCAGAGGATATTGCAAGAGTCGTTATGACACAAATTAGACAAGTTGACTCACAAAGAATTAGGACACAAAGGGACTAAATGGCTACAGCAGGGTATTTAACAGGTAGACGTAGGTATGAACGCCCCCAGGCTCTGTTATGGTCTGAGAACCCTGGTACGCTCTCTAATGGGGTATACCTGCCCAATGGCCTTGAGGTACAAGGTAACTTTTCTGCCTCTACAGATCCAGATCTAATTAATCAGTTTCTTATTCTTTCAGACCATAATCGGGGGGAATTAAATTTTACCCCCACAAGAATAGAACAAAGACAAAGAACCATTAATGGACGTATGCGTTCATATCACATAGCAGATAAACTAACAATGTCAGTTTCCTGGAACAATCTACCATCAAGGTCATACTATCAGGATGCAGGGTTTTTATCTACTGGTTTATCCCCTGACAAAAATACAACAGGAGAATTTACAGCAGATGGCGGAGCAGGCGGAGTAGAACTACTTGACTGGTATGAAAACCATACAGGCCCTTTCTGGATGTTTTTGGCATACGACAAGTACTCAAACTTTGGTAAGGCTGATGCAGACTATGGACATCTTGCTCAATACAATCAGATTATTCAGGTTTATATTGCAGACTTTAACTATTCTGTTGTAAAACGTGGTGGCTCAAACCACGATCTTTGGAATATTTCGGTAACACTGGAAGAGGTCTAAATGTTTGTTAGTGAGACATTAAAGACACATTTAGAAACATCCTCAACAATAAGTCTTCAGTCATTGGTTTTGGCTGAGTGGAATATGAATATGCCAGATAATATTTATAAACTGGGCAACTATAGATATAGACCTTTAGACTCAGATGTTACATACAAAACACTTCCTTTGACTTTTGATAACTTAGATGCTGGTAATTATTATACTGGTGCAACGGATGCAGATGTAGTTATTGATGGCGGATATACAAACCTAGAAGTTCCACAACTTTTTACATCAACTAAAGAAAAAATTAAAATGCTTTATTCCTTAGAAGATTGCATAAAACCTTTTAGACCTAGATCTGGAATTAATAAAGCCTCTTATTTTAATAATAGATATCTTGCAAACTCTGGATCATCAATGACCCTTAGACCAAGATATTATATGCCATCAAAATATGATGAGTTTAAATATTGGTCATCTTTTAGAACTGAGGATAATATTGAAAGAGGTATTGCAAATAATATATTAAACTCTCTTAACTATATTGATGACTCAGTTCCTTTTGTAGTTTATAAAAATCCTGTTCCAGCAAACAGGCTTGTTGTAAAAATGCAAACAAATGTTGGCACTGTAAACATGGGAACTATGATAACTCAGTCTGGATCATTAGGAGACCCACTATATGGGGTGGCAAACAAGACAACACCAGTTAGATGGAATATTCAATATTTAAAAGGCAATGACTGGATTGATGCTTATTCATTTAATGAAAACTCTGTTAGAGATGACAACACAGCAATTATTTCAGAAGATGGCTATGTTGAGTTGGAGTATGGACTTAAGATTCCAAATCAGTATAAGTCAACATTTAAATTTACAGAAAAGATATCATCTAGTACACTTCTTCCAGAAGATTCAATAAATGGATATGCATATCTTGTAGTTGAAAATGAAAACGAACGTGGCTTGTTTTATATTTGGGATGAAGAAAATGCAGAATATAATACATTTATTCCAGAATATGGATGGATACTTGGGGCTGGCGTATTAAATAGTTCAACAAGTTTTGTTACCGATCTAACGAGCCCAGAGTTATTTACAAATAACGAAAACAACCTAACAACATACAGAGAGTTTGCTTATGTTCGTGGTATTAGAGTTGTTGTAGAAACAATGAATAAGTTTGACTCTACTTTTGATTTAATTGAAATGTCTCCTAGACTTGTTGTAGATATTTCAAATAAAGTAATTGATTTTAATATAAAGAAAGTTTTATCAGACATAGGCACAACATCTTTGCCAGTAGGACAACTGCTTGCCTCAACTGGGTCTTTGTCTTTATTTGATGATGATCAAGCATTTAATGAAAATAACTCTGCCAGTATTGTTTCTAGTTATATTAGAAAAAATATTAAGTTTATTTTTTATGAGTCAATTTTTGATGTTCAGGGGGATGAGTATTCAGTTCCTATTAAAACATTATACTCAGAAGGATTTCCACAAGCAGATATTACTGGAGCAGTCCTTTCTTTAGAGTTAAGAGATTTTTATTTTTTCCTAGAGTCAATGCCTGCTCCAAGACTTTTAACAACTCAAACATCCTTAAGTTATGCCGTATCTCTTTTACTTGATTATATTGGATTTAGCAACTACACATTTAAAAGGGTTGATGGAGAGAACGATCCAATTATCCCCTACTTCTTTATTGCTCCAGACCAAAATGTTGCAGAAGTTTTAAATCAACTAGCCGTATCAACACAAACAGCAATGTTCTTTGATGAGTATAATAATTTTGTTGTAATGAGCAAAGACTATTTGATGCCTACCCTAGCACAAAGAGAAACAGACTTTGTTATTTCTGGATCAAACAATCAAACAGACTCTGGCGTAGTGGAAAATGCTACATCTGGAAAACTTCCAAACATACTGTCTGTTGCATCACAAGATAAAAAAGTTTACAATGATGGAAAAATTAACTACACAACAAGATATATTCAAAGATCTTATGGATCAATCCAACAGTCAAGCATGATTGATAAAGAAAAAACATGGATATACAAGCCATCACTTTTGTGGGAAGTTGCTGGAACAGACTCAACAAAAACCATAAATGAGTTAGCCTCTAAGCAGGGTAGTTATGTCCTTGGGGCTATGCCATTAAATTCAGACATTCTTGCAGTTGCTCCTACGGTTTCAGGGCACGTTGTAATAAATAACATAATTGATCTTGGAGAAAACGTATATTGGCTAACACGATATAACGGATACTTGTATTCTAACGGTGAGATTATTAAATACGATGCCGCAGAGTTTAGCATAACTGGTGTTGGAAATGTCTGGATTAGTAGCAATCAAGAGTATCAAAAATATTTTGCATCTATTCCGTTTAATGGAAAAATATATCCAACGGGATTGGTAAGAATATACTCAACTCCATACTACGAAACAGTTAATGGAATAAGCAGACTTCAAAATGGAGCGGTTGTAGATCATGGTCGTGGTCAGTTTGGAACAAAAATAACTGATCACTACGCTGGAGTAAATTCTTATTGGACCAACAACAACAATGTTCGTGGTGTTGATATGAAAACCCAATACCTATTTACAACCACACTAGACCAATATGTAACTTTGCCAGCAACAACAACTGGTGCAGCAGGAGTAAGCAATACAGTTGCAGGTCAATCAACAAGAAATAGCATAATCAAAAACTTTATGGCAACAAGCAATCTAACAGATACAGATATTAATAGTTTGCCAGCAACACAGACTGGAACAATTCAGTCATCTGCTTTAGTATTTAACGGACCAGCATTTAAAACTACGGAAACACCACTAAACTTTGTTTCATATGTTTATAAAAACCTAGATAATGCATATAAACATTTTGGAACAAGAATGCGTATCGTAGGTAAAATTCAAAATAATATTGCTTCAACACAAACAGCACTTGGCAGCATTCCTTATTATCAGGTTAGCGGAAGCCAACCAGATCAGAACGTTAACATTGGCGGAGGCTCTGGAGGTCTTGCGGTTTTGTTGAATCCAGAAACAAACAACGGATATTATTTTGAAATAATTGCCCTAAGTGAAGATAACATTACTCCTTATTTAAAATTAAATAAAGATAATCAAGCAGAAGTATCAATTAATAATGTTGTGTTTTATAAAATTAAAAAAGAATCTAGCAGTGCCAATGCAATTCCAGTTAAACTCTGGGGCGGCTTAGCAAAAATACTTGTAGACGACGGTAGGTTTTCTGGACAACAAAGAATGGCTTCGGAAGAAAATTCAACAGTATATGATTTATCAGTAGAGTATGAGGACATTGGAAAAACAAGAAGGTTTTATTTATACATAAATAACCAACTTATTAAAGTAGTAGACGATAGTGATCCGCTTCCAGCCTACAATAACATGGCTTTATTTGTTCGTGGATCTTCTAAGTGTATGTTTGAAAACATTTATGCTCTATCACAAAACTATAGCCAAAACACATCTTTTGTTGTAGGGGAAACATTGTCAAGACAGTTTGGTGATTCCCAAGTTGATGTCAACGAGTCTTTTAGAAAATATGCTATGAGTGGTGTTGTACAGTCAACATATCTATCTGGAATAAGTTCACAGCAGCCACCAAACTATAATATGTATTTTGAAGAGTTTGGTTCTATTATGCGTGAATGTGCATATTTTGATATTAAATATGATCGTGCTTACCCAGCACTTTATGCACAACTATCGCCAACGTTTAGCAAAACAAAGGGATACACAACTTCTGGTTTTTACGCAAACTCCTATGGTGCTGAGTTCTTAGTCTTTAACTCAACTGACAAGGCTTTAAACTTAGATGAAACAACTGGAAATTTTTTAAGAATTCAAGGCATTACTTTTACGCAAGATACAACTCATGAATTAACAGTAGATGAGTTCTTTAAAAAACGTGGTAATTTATCTGACCCAGAGTTAGTAGGCAGCACCCTTACCTATTCTCCATTAGTTGAAAAATCAAGGTATGATGAAATTAAATTAAGTAGATTAACTTATGGAAAAAATGAGTTTAGTATTGATAGTACATACATACAAACACAAGATGATGCAGAAGCCATGCTGGGTTGGATCATAAATAAAGTAATGGTTCCAAAAAAATCTATTGGCATTAATTTATTTAGCATACCAACCTTGCAACTTGGAGACATAGTCACAGTAGATTATAAAGATTCATCAGGACTTGATCTAATTACTTCAGATCTTTCAAGGTTTGTTATTTATAATATAGAATACGCTAGGTCTATTTCTGGACCAAGCATGACAGTTTACTTAAGTGAGGTATAAAAATGGTATCAGCAACTCCGCAAACTCCATCGTCAACATCTGTTTCAAATAGTGCACCTCCAAATCCAGTAAAAACAGCACCAATAGATACAGTGTTATTTAATGATGACTCTATGTCTATTGAAATAATGGCTGATTTAATTTTTGAGGATATTGGTGGACACGAATTAATAAATATTGCTAGAAACGACATTATTAATGGACAGCAAGTATCTTACACTCCCATCAAGAACCTTGGTCTAATTCAACAAAAATATAACCCAAATAATATTCTTGGATTACAGGCTACCTCTGAAAAGTACTTTGCTAATTTTCCCATAAAGTTTGAAGAGAAAGTACCTATTGAGGGCAATGGACCCAACGGTTCAAATGTTTATTTTGACGATGCAACTGGAGACCTAATTATTGAGGGAGTTAGTTTAAACAAGGATGAACTTTTTGAGGTTGAAGTGTCGTTAAATGGTACAATATATGAAGCAGACTTTGGAGCAACTACGTCATGATAACTAATAAAGGTAAAAGCATTATTGGAAAATATATGCTTGGTCAGGCACCAGCCTATGCCTCATACCTAGCCGTGGGTTGTGGTCCTATCCCGCTTCAAACAGAAGACGTTGCTGATAACTTTGCAACAAAAGAAAGCCTTGATTTTGAGATGTTTAGAGTTCCCATATCATCTAGAGGTTTTGTAAATGAAAACGGTATTGATAAGATTGTTCTTACCGCAGAACTACCAACAGAAGAAAGATATGAAATAACAGAGGTAGGCCTATACTCTGCTGGATCTAATCCATCTGCTGGAGCACAGGATAGTAAGACAGTGTTTGCATTTACCCAGGGAGAAAACTGGGAATACCATACTGCCTCTGCTGCAATAGCCATTCCTATAGTTTCTGTACCATTAGATCCCAACGATGACGACATAATAAATGCAACAGGAACAGAAAATGGTGTATTCCAGACCAATGCAGATAATTCTATTTTTTATAATACAGATCGTGTTGCAAGATATGAGCGAGCAAGGTTTTTAAATAATACAATATTGATGCAGGGAGATGACTCAGACCTAAGTTTGGGTGGTGGCGGTTCTGGTGGAGTTGACAATATTGTTATTGATTCTGGAAATCATATACACCTTACATCTCCAAACGTTGATTTTTCAAGAAACTCTCCAATTGATGAATTAAAACTTGCATTTTCTTTGGTAAACAGAGATGGAGGATCCGCCGCAATTCCAGATACAATAAGAATTCTTGTTGACTTTGCAGGAACTGACCAAACAAATCCAAGCATTTATGCTAGGTTTGAAGTTAATATTGAAGACGGTGTTGATGGATATGACTTTGCAACAAACAGATACTTTGTTGTTTCAAAACAATTGCAGGAATTATACAAGAGTCAAAACTTTACCTGGGATGCAGTTAATGTAGTAAAGATTTATGTTTCTATTTTTGATAGTTTAAGCGGAGGCTTGCATCCAACTTCAGATTATTATATTGCACTAGACGCAATGAGACTTGAAAACGTAGCAACGGTTAATCCATTATATGGTTTAACAGGATACTCTGTCATTAAGAATGATGATGCTACAACAATTATTAAATCTCCTAATACAAACAACTACGTTGAATTTAGATTTTCTATTGGGGTGACGTAATGGTTGATGCAAACATAAAAAAATTACGTATTTTAAAATCATCTCTTCCCCCAATTGATCACGATACTTTAAAGTATAATTTAAGATATAGAATTGTTTCTGACGATAGAAACAGAACTTCTCATTGGTCCCCAGTTTATAATATTTCTGGAGAGTTGATAGAGTCAGTTAGTGGAGCAGTCTCTAAGGCAGGTAACATTGTTACGGCAGTATGGGGTGATGCAAACAATCACCCAGAATACGATGTTTTTGTTAAGTTTGACTCAAGCGACTTTTTTTATCACGGGACATCAAAAGTACACTCGTACTCATTTTTAAAAACTGGGACTACTACAGTCAGAGTAAAAGTTCAAATTGTTTCATCAAAAAAAGAAATTAAGGCAGCACTAAATATCTTTGACTCTGGCTCAGTGTCTTTGGTATAATTAAATAGGAGGAATACATGGCAAGAATAGCATTACCCGAAAGAGGACAGCCGCTTGATGTAACATACATCTATCAGGTAGTCGATACTTTGAATACTTTGTCGGCACAGGTTTCCGATGCAACCTACAACTATACTGACATTGATGTAGTTGGATCAGAAAAACAAAGTTTAAAAACCTCTAACACAAAGTTTATTGGAAGATTTAAAGCAATTGCAAATAACGAAACCGTAACTGCTGGACAAGAAAAGTCTTACTCTATTGATTATTCTAACTTTAAGTATCCACCAATTATAACTTTGTCAGTTGTAAACACTAGTGGAACAACGGCTGGATCTAATACTACAGTAGTTTTAACATCCGTAACAACTACACAGGCTGGATTTACAGTAAGGTACGGTGTTTCTGGAACTGCAACCATTGGCGTAAATCTTATTGCTATTGGTGTTCCAAATTAATATGGCGTGTGAAAGATGTGAAGGAAAGATGTTTGTTGATAGAATACACTCAAACATAGACCATCTAGAAACATATTGTGTTAAGTGTGGAAATAGAAAATTTTATCATCCACCTAGCGAGTCTGCGGAGGGAAAATGGTTACTGCAAAAGGAAAAATTCAGAGCGAAGCATATAATAGCGAACCTATAATTCCTGGCGGTAAAAAAATATGGTTTCTTAACGGAGACTTAGTAAGACTTCATCACAGTTCTAGATCAACAGGAATGGTAACTGTTTATAATATTAACAAAGATAGACTAGAGACATGCCTGCGTTCTGACTTTAGAAGAAATAGGAAAAAGGCTTACACTGTTGCAGAGACTGCTAAGTTAGTTAATCGTCATAGAAAATATATGCCAAGATTAATAAAACGAGGAGTCATTCCTGCGCCAGTTGGATCAAGCATTGATGGTAAGACTGGTTGGCAAATTAGATCTTATTATTCAGAAGACCATGTTAGAGAGATTTGTTCTATCCTGGCAACAATACATATTGGACAACCAAGAAAAGATAAATTAATAACAAATAACATGACTCCTACAAGTCAAGAGTTGACAAGGCGAATGGGAGAAGGTATACTTACATATACAAAGACAGAAGATGGAAGGTATATTCCAGTTTGGTCAGAAAATATCTAATCGGCTAGAGTGTGCTACAATTGTAAAAACAAACAAATTAGGTGGGGTAAAATGGAAAACGAAAATACAAAAATCAATGTAACACTAGGCTATACTTTAAATCTTGGCAACTTCCAGTCATTAAGACTTGACCTTGGTATTGTTGATTCAAAGCGTGAGGGCGAGAATGTTGATGAAGCCTTTGAGCGTATTTACAAGTTTGTTGAAGACAAACTAACTGATAAGATTCAAGAAGCAAAGTCTGAAATAAACGAATAGCAATGGCTGACCGCAAAGACCGAATGGCTTTGCTTAGTAGGTTTAATAAGTTTTACCTACAGAAGTACGGCCAGAAGTCTAACATGAACCTAAACGTTGAGCAGTGGGCTGCTGACGGCCTTGTAGAGTCATACGGTATTGCTCAGTGCTATGACTTGTTAGAGTATTACTTTTCTATTGCACAAGAACCTTCTTGGAATTATTTTTCATATAATGCAGAAAAAATATTAAACGGTAAAGCAGAAACAGAACAAGACATTAAAGATCGAATGGTACGTAGAAAATTAGCAAAGGAGTGGTTGAGTGAATAATACAGAGGCAAAAGTTATTTCTGCATTATTACAAGACAAGCAGATTCACGTCCTGCTGCAAGCAAATGTTGAAAACCTTTTAAGAACCCATAACGATGTCTGGAACTTTATTCGTCTTTATTCAGAAAACAACCAATGCATTCCACCAGCAGATTTAGTAAGAGAAAAGTTTAGAGATTTTGAGCCAGTTGCTGGAGTTGGAGCAACCAAGCATCATCTAGCAGAGTTGCAGGTAGAATATCTTAATGATAGCCTAAAAGATATTTTACGTAATGCTGCAGGCGAAGTTCAAAGCGGTAATGGTGGAGAAGCACTTGAGCACCTTATAACAAAGACTTCTGAATTAAAAAAGAATACATCTGCTATCCGCGACATTGATGCAACAGATCTTGACTCTGCGGTTATATATTTTGAAAATGTACAGAAGCAAAAAGAACTTGGACATGTTGGAATTAAGACTGGTCTTCCAGGGTTTGATAATTATTTACCTTCTGGAATTATGCCAGGGCAGTTAGGTGTATTCCTTGCATATCCAGGAATTGGAAAGTCTTGGCTTGCTCTTTACTTTGCAGTGCAGGCGTGGAAGCAGGGTAAGTCACCAATGATTATTTCACTTGAAATGAGTGAGACAGAGGTTCGTAATCGTGTTCTTGCTATTATGGGTGAAGGTCTTTGGTCACATAGAAAATTATCTAATGGCGAAGTAGAAATTGACATGC